AGTCCTCGAATGGGACCGACTGCATACGGTAAACAGCATAACACATTGATGTATAAAAATCATAGCATTTAGGTTCATGTGGAATATAAATGCCAGAATGTTCTACATCACAGTTGGTGGTGTGCGAAGTGCTCAATTGACGCAGTTGGTCGATACTGTCTGTGGCTACATATTGTATAGTGTGTCCGCTGGTTAAAGCTCCGCTGCGATTAATTGCTGGAGATACGTTGACGCATTTTATACCGGCAGACACGACGCGCAAGGTGTCGATAGGGCCTGAAATCTCGCCGCCATACTTTTTAAACATGGTGACTCGTTGGCCTGGACTACTAAAAACTTGGTAACCTTGGGCGTCCAAGCTGGATCTAGTCTCTAGTGCATCTCGCTTGCCGTAGAGCAGCTCTGCAAAAGATATATTCACTGTCCCTCCGACTAGATCTGCGGAGGACGATGATAAGGTAGGGGTATAGGACGCAATGGTGTATCCTATATCCCAAGGTCGAAACAACAATCGTAAGGTTCCGTTGGCATCCGAAGAAATTGTGGTTGACGATTCGAAGTTATAGGTGGATGTCTCTATTGGGTATATGTTCGGAATTTTTGTCCTTACATGTGTAAAAGGGTCGATCAAACTTTGTCCGTACTCTACCTCGCTATCAGTAAAATGGGATTGTTTCTCTATCGCGTCAGGTCGATCGCGAAGCATTTTACTTTTGGCGGATTTAGTACGTCCGTCGATTCTCATAAGTTGTACGTCATTTGTCGGGTATGCTCTCAACGATGCATCACCTCGTCGTTTTTGTTTGATTTTGACGCCTCCAGGTCTTAGTGCTTTCACCAAAGATTTGCGGTTGTTCGCGCTATTTGCTTTCTTCATTTTAATGGTGAGGCCTAGATTACAACCGATGTCACAATTCAAAAGCTCGTTGGGAATTAGTACTGCTTGACCAGGTTGCGCGACATTAGACAAATTATACAGAGTTGACACGAGGAGATCAGGGTTAGTTCCGGTATGAACAGAGTAACCGGTAACTTCGTCGATCGGATCTATGTGCTGATCCACCATCGCTATATTGACGAATTTTTTGTCTCTCATACTTAAAACTTTTTCGTCCCGCTCCCCGTACTCGATGCGTGCTTGATAGATCAAACTTGTCATAGGCATCGATTTACAACCATGCAACTCGGTATATGCTACAGCGTATGCGTGAGTTTTGGGGTTCTTGATGTATGTGAGCTCTGATCCTGCGTAATATCTGGACCCTGTAATAGCCTTTTTAATGTCTCGAACGATCACAATTCTACCGTTGGTGAGAATAGATCTTTTTGATATAAACTCTAAGTCCCACCAGTATCCAAAGTTAAGGGATTTCGCTGCTTGTCCGAGTCCGTGAGCTCTGCCACTCTTTGGTGTATCATATACTTCCCAAAAAGCTCTAGTCCAATC